CGCGAAGCGCCGGCAAGCCGGTGAGACGCCCAACCCCACCCAAGAGCAGTGAAAGGAAACGAAATCATGAAGCCTAAGAAGAAGAACGCGGAGCCGACGATCGAAGGGGCCGAGACCACGGCCGGAGTGACGGCCGAGCCCGTGGCGCTGGCCGCCAACACGCTTGACCAGCTGCACATCAAGCTCGGGCAGATCGCCGAGGATTGCCAGGTCATCCAGAACGTGGCCGACCAGGAGAAGCGCCCGCTCGACGCCGACGAGATGAAGAAGCTCGACGAGAAGAAGCGAGAGTTCGACGCCATCGAGGCCGAGGTCAAGGCGCGCGCGGCGGCGAACGAGATGTCCGAGCGCATCCGCGCGCTGGCCGAGCCGCAGCGTCGGGTCACGCGTCCCGACGATGTTTCGATCAACGGAGACGACGACGAGGTCAGCCCTGCTCCGGCAGCTGCTCGCGCCCTCGCTCGGCCGTACGGCGGCGGCGTGACCGGCGGACTCCCTTCAGGCTCCAGCAAGGGAACGATGGGCTTCCGCTCGATGGGCGAGTGGGCTCTCGCTGCCAGGCGGCAGAGCTTCGGGAAGCCTGACATGCGCATCCTCAACGCGCCGACCACGTTCGGGTCGGAGGGCGTGAACGAGGATGGCGGGTTCGCCGTGCCTCCCGACTTCCGTGCGAACATCATGAAGCAGATCCAGGAGGAGGAGTCGCTGCTGTCGATGTGCGATCAGCAGATGACCAGCTCGAACGCGCTCAGCCTGCCGCTCGACACCACGACTCCGTGGCAGACCTCCGGTGGCGTGATCCCGGTGTGGGTCGGAGAGGGGGCCAGCATCTCGCAGAGCAAGCCGAAGCTCGGGCAGCTCGAGGTGAAGCTCAACAAGCTCGCCGCGCTCGTGCCGATCACCGAGGAGCTGACGCAGGACGCCGCGGCCCTCACCTCGTGGCTCAGCACGAAGGTGCCTGAGAAGTTCGTGTCGTTCATCAACGACGCGATCGTCAACGGCAACGGCGTCGCCAAGCCGCTCGGCATGCTGAACAGCGCGTGCAAGGTGACGGTCGCTGCCGTCGCCGGACAGGGCGCGAACACCGTCGTGGCGCGGAACGTGATGGACATGTGGTCCAGATCGTACGGCGCGATCCGGCGCCGCGCGGTGTGGCTCATCAACCAGGACGTCGAGCCTCAGCTGCAGGGGATGGTGATGCCCGGCGCGACGCCGGCGTTCCCCGCGTACCTGCCGCCCGGCGGGCTCTCGGCGGCGCCGTACGCGACGCTGTTCGGCCGCCCCATCATCCCGCTCGAGGCGGCGCAGTCGTTGGGCACCGAGGGCGACATCATCCTCGCCATCCCCGACCAGTACCTCGTGGCGCTGAAGGGAGGGATGCGGACCGACGTGAGCATCCACCTCTACTTCGACTCGGACCACACCGCGCTGCGGTTCGTGCTGCGCATCGGCGGCCAGAGCTACTGGCCCTCTGCGGTGGCTCGGCAGAACGGGGCGAACACCCTCAGCCCCATCGTGACGCTCAGCTCGACGCGCACGTAATAGAAACGCAAAGCGGGCCCGGCGCAGCGACGGCCGGGCCCATTTCACCTCACCCTCAACCAAATTTTCGACAGGAGCAGGAAAACAATGCAGACCGACAAGAGCAGCACGAAGAAGGTTTCACCCTCCACGGCGCCCGCCGCGGCGGTCACCGGCAACGGCGTGACGACCGGAAGCACCATCGACACGCAGGGCTTCGAGGCCCTGACGTTCGTGGTGTCGACCGGCGTCATCACCGACGGCACGTTCACCGGGGAGGTCTTCGCCGGGACCCTGGCGAACATGTCAGACGAGGTGGCGCTGACCTCAGCCGATCTCATCGGCTCGGCGCCGGCCATCGCTGCGACCGACGACGGCGTGTGCGAACGCGTCGGCGTGAACGTCGCCAAGGTGGCCAAGCAATACTACAGGCTCAAGCTCACGCAGGCCGGCGCGACCTCGGGCGGGTTCATCTCCGCTCAGGCCATCCTCGAGGGTCCGCGCTTCGCCCCGACCGTCGCGCCGTAAGGAGACGCGATGCCGCTGCGGATCGTCACGCCTCCGGTCCTCGAGCCCGTCACGACGGCCGAGGCGAAGTCTCAGCTCAGGCTCGAGACTGGGCTTGACGATTCGTACGTGGCATCGTTGATCAAGTCGGCGCGTCAGCACGTCGAGCGCACGGCGTGGCGCGGCATCATGCAGCAGACGCTCGAGCTGATCCTCCCAGGATTCCGAGGGGAGGATCGGCTCGAGCTGACGCCTGAGTGGAGCAGCAGATCGGCCGACGAGGTGACGTGGCTCTCCGAGGCCGTCTACTCAAGCTACTCAAGCTACAGGTTCAGACCGTACCTCGAGCTGGCGGGTGGTCACCTGGCGACGGCTCCTGCCATCGCCGTGACGTATCTCGACCCTGCCGGGGCGCCGACGGTCTGGCCGAGCGCGCAGTACGTCATCGAGAACCAGGCGAACGACAGGCAGCTTGGCCGGCTGTGGCTCAACCATGCTGGCGGGTTCCAGTGGCCGACGACCCTCGCCAGGTTCGATGCCGTGAAGGTTCAATACGTCGTCGGATGGGCGACGGCCGCCGAGGTTCCCGAGGCTCTGAGGCACGCCATCCTCCTCCTCGTCGCGCAGCTGTACGAGAACAGAACGCCGGAGGTGACGGGTACCATCGTCTCACAGATAGGGTTGTCGTACGACGCGCTTCTTGAGCCGTACAGATTTGTGAGGCTTTGAGGCCAATGCCGCTCAGGCTCGGAAAGATGCGGCATCTGGTTCGCGTGGAGAAGCGCGACCTGACGCCGCAGGACTCAACCGGAGAGCCGCAGCTGAGCTGGAAGCTCATCGTCGAACGAAGGGCCGAGGTCAAGCGCGCGCCGGGCGATGAGGTGTGGGCCGCCGCAGGTCGCAACGAGCGCGTGCCGGTGATGCTCAACATGCGGTACGAGCAGATCCTGTTCGACGCGCTGCAGTCCGGATCGGCCGACGTTAGACTCATGCTCAACGGTCGCGTTCACGACATCGCGTCGTGCTTCGACCCGAACGGGCTCAAGGCGGAGATGACCGTCACAGTCAAGGAGCACGTGGAGGAGACGCCGTGACGGTGATCCTCAAGCTCGAGGGTTTCAAGGAGCTTCGAGCGAAGCTCGATGCGATGAAGAACGAGGCGCTTTCGGTCAAGCTTCTCAGCGCGGCGATGCGCAAGGCGTTCGCCCCGGTTCTGGAGTCGGCCAAGTCCATGGTTCCGGTCGGCGAGGGACTCTTGCGCGAATCGATATCGCTCACCCTGCGCAAGAGCAAGAGGGACGACGCCATCCAGGTCGGGCTGCGCATCGGCGGAGGCGCTCGCTCGAAGCAGGCCGCGGCGGCCGGAGCCGCGTTCGGTGGCGGAGGTGACCTCCCGCCCGCCCGTCGTTGGCACTTCATAGAATTCGGAACGTCAAACCAGTCGGCTCACCCGTATCTCCGGCCTGCTCTTGATTCAAACGCGGCTCGCGTTCTCGAGCTTCTGAAGTCTGAGCTCGCGGCGGGCATCGCCAAGGCGGCTCGGAAGAAATGAAGGAGAGACAATGAACCTCATCGCTGCGGCTCTGTCGATCATCCTCTGCCAGCCCGTGCCGTCGCCTCAGACGGACGTGGTGAGGCGCACCGTCTCCGCGCTCACTTGGTACGTCGACGGCCGCGGCAATGACCTGAACACGTGCACGTCTCAGTTTACGGACGGCGGAAGGGTCGGCCCGTGTCTAACGACTCAAGGTGCGACGAATCGCGTCCCGAAGTTCTTGCGGCACGGCAGCATAGTTCGACACGCGGCGATGGTAGACGGCGGACCTCAGAACTATCCGTGCTTCTACGTGAGCGGATTTCAGGACGAGCTGACGGCAGACGGAGGCGGGCTTCTCTTCGACGGGCCGCTGGTCAACTTCAGCACCGACGGCGGCGTGCTCGCCGCGACCGGGACCATCGGCGCGGTCGGGACGAGCGGGAACCACTCGTGGTTCAGCATCGTCGACGGCACGCAGATCCACGCCGACAACGCGCTGCGCGGCTACCTGCTCGAGGTGACCTCTGGCACCGGCGTCGGAGGCGTCCACGTCATCGACTCGAACGACGGCGGGACGATGGCGATCACCGGCGTGTCCACGGCGACAGGAGCGACGGCGCCGGTGGCAGGGAGCGGCTACGCCATCCGACAGCCAGGGTGGGTGGTGAACACGGCCTGCGCTGTTCCCGGCACGTTTGGCGTGGCAGCGACCGCGACCAACGCCGGCGTCATCGTCGCAGACAACTCGCTGGGCTGGAATCGTGGGGCCATCACCTTCAAGAACATGGGAGCGACGCTCGCGAGTGGAGCCGGCGTCGCGGTCGGCGGCGTCGGTACGCAGGTCCAGCTCGAGAACGCTCGCTTCGTGCTGACGAGCGGCCCCGGCGTCACGACGCTGGAGGGCACGCTTCCGCGGCCGCACGCACCCGCCATCAGCGTGCGCAAGGCAAGCTTCACGACCGGGACCGCCAACTACGGGGTCTCTTTGACTGGCGCTGGGGAGGCGAGTCTGGTCTCGGTTCTTTCGTACGGGAGCAACGCAGGGCTGCTGAGGACGAGGGCGTTCGGCAACAGCGGCTCGGCGTCCGTGTCGAATTCGCACGCGGTGAATGCGACGGTGGCGGGCATGTCGTTGCCGGTCGTCGAGCACAGCTCCGCCGATGTTCAACAGAGCGTGTTCGACTGCGCGAGCACGGCTGGGTACGGCATGATCTTCGGCGTGTCTGGAGCGGTCGGAGTGACGTCGCTCAGCGGTGACCGTCACGGCTTTGCGACGTTCAACGTCCTCAACAACACCGTCATGCCGAGCTGCGGCGTAGGCGTGGCTGCCGCCGGGCCAGGCGCGATCATCACGACCACCACCTTCGGGGCCGGGTCGGCCGGCGCCACTACTGGTTACGCTGCCTCGTGGGGTGCGCGCATCATGCACGTTGCCGGCACTCGTCTGACCGGCGGCACGCAGGACGTGCTGCTCGATAACACCTGGGTCGCGGCCGGGACCGATATCGCAGTTGGCGGCTGTCAGATCTCCGACGGTGGCG